AAGATGACCGGCGTCGTCGTGCCCATGTCCATCTGCGAGAACATCGTGAAGACCCGCTCCGCCTCGCGCCCTGGCCTGTGGCACTGGCAAGAGACCTTGATCCGGGAGACCCGTGCCCGTGGGTACGTGGCGCTCCCCCTCATCGGGCAGTCCCGTCGCTTCATGGGTGGCGATGCCTACGACATCTCCGAGATCGTGAACATGCCCATCCAATGCACGGCCGGCAACGTCCTGCTCTGCATCCAGCACCAGCTGCACCGCACCCTCCCCTCCATCAACGCACCGTCGCCTGACATCCTCATGTTCCTCAACGTGTACGACGCCATCTACTTCGATTGCCGTAGCGACACCGCTGTTGACCGCCTCGACACCCTGTTCCGTGACGCCTTCACCTACGTGACAACCCAGGGATATTGGGCTAGACTGTGCCAGCTGCTGGGTCGATCTGTTCCGATCCGCTACGAACGCACCATCTACACCTGAACCATGCAAGCCAACCATCGCAAGGTCGTCGCCCTTCTCAACCGTGGAGTCAACGCAGCAGAGGTAGCCGATGAGGTCGGCCTCTCCCGCAAGCGGGTCTTCGACCTGGCCCGCCGCCACGGTGTACCCACCAACCCGATCGTCACTCCCGGCGGTCGCATCGAGAAGCAGATCGTCCGTGCTTCCCGGGTCCTCACCATCCCGGAGATCGCGTCCGCCTTCCGCATCGCCGAGTGCCGGATCAAGGAGATCCTGTCCCGGGTGGACCGGGAGACCAAGGCTGTCGTCGGTTGAAGCGCAGCTGGACCATCCTCCAGGACGACCGGGAGAAGACGCCCCTCATCTTCCCGGCCAACATCGTCATGCTCGACGATGCCCATGTCCCTACGGACAAGCGGTCCTGCACCGTTTCACTTACGGTCGTCAAGAAACGATTACAGACCGGCGACTACGCCCTAGAAGGCTTCGAGTCCAAGGTCCTGATCGAGCGCAAGAAGCACCTGCCCGAGCTCTTCTCGAACCTGCTCACCCCCACTGGTCGCGAGCGATTCGTCAAGGCCTGTGACCGGCTGCGATCCGAGTGCGCCCATCCGATACTCATCCTTGAAGGGACGATCGGCCACCTGGTCAGGACGGCCAGAAGCCAGCTCGATGTGGACCCATGGCTGGTGGTCGACGCCCTTCACCGCATCTGTCTTGAACGCCACATCCAGATCCTCTACCTTCCAGCCGCCACCCCCGAACAGCGCAGATCAGTGGGGGAAGAAGTCGCAAGACTCCTGATCAACGGAGCCATCACCCATGCCGAACAACCCGATTCAGACATTCCGTGCAGTTGAACCAGCCAACTGGGGATTCGGCGCGATTGCCACCCTTGCCTCGCAGCCGTTCGTCCTGTACTACGGCAACGCTGGACAAGCTCGAACCAACGGTTCGACCTCCGGTACCACAGTTATCACTGCCCCCTCGCTCACGACCCCCCTGCTTGCTTCGAGGTTCCAACCGTGGACCATCCGCAATCAGGACAACCACTTCCCGGTCAAGGTTCCGAACGCCTACGACCGGCTCTACGTCTTCCCGATGTACGTGGTTTCCACCACCAACTTCGTGCTGTCGGGCGAATCAGTTCCCACGTCCTTTAGCACTGCCTCCTGGCCCACCGGCTACACGGCTCCAATCGTGATGCCGTTCGGTAGGTTCCCGCAGAGCAAGGACAACTCTCCGGTTGGGCCTTCCACGATTCGTTGCCTACCTCGAGACCTCATCCTGAAGGAAACCCCCAGCGCGTCTACTACTCCGGACTTCTCGAACGAAGGAATCTGGACTGCGCTTCCGCCCTACGCGACCTTTTGGCCCACCAACAACGCTCTTGCTACGACGGTTGGTAGCTTTGGAGCCCCCGTCTCCACTCCCCGAAGCACGGCAAGCGCAGTCGGAATCGGTGCCGGATACCAACTTCCTCCGGATCTTTCCGTTGGTGCCAACACCACGGCAGGCAGTGCCGTTACAAACGCCGCTAGCGTTTTCGCTGCAACCCTCAATTCGGCAAGCTCGGTCTTCGTTGGCGCGGGCCTCGAGTTCTCGACCATGGGTTGCGAAGAGATCGTTGTCAGCCACTTGGCTTCGGCAACGAACTTGCCCGTCGTGACAATGGATGCACAGACTGGCGCATCATCCGTTGGCAGCGGCAAGATCCACTACTTCCTGGTTGGTGTTTTCCTGGGGTGAATCATGAGGCGACGATCTCGAGCACAGCCCATGGCGTGGATCACGGTGCGGAGCTACCGCCCCAGGATTGTGCCGTCGCTTCCGGTCGGTGACTTTACACCCGACCCGTTCTATATCTACTCCGACTCGACGCTCTCGTACTACGAGGGAACTAACCCGCACAGCAACACGATGAAGATCACGGGTGTTGATTCGTCGATCGACATCCGGTTGGTGCAGACCTCTGGTGTTGCGGCAACGGTGTACTACAAGATCAGCTCGGGTCGCCTGAACCCAGGGGATTACTCGGTCAACCCAGGTTCGTGGACTGTTCTCAACTTCACGCTGAACACAAGCGCGACCATCACGGTCCCGGACAACTACAACTTCGGATTCGCGGCCGACCTTTCCGTCCCTGGCGCGAACGTCTACCAGATCCAGAACGTCTCCGATGCCAACATCGTGCTCAACACGTTCACGCTGCAGATGTTGCCAGCGGGCTGGGACTACGGATTTATCTTCTATCCTCTTGGAACCAACCGAGATTACGGAACCTTCACTTCTCCTGCTGCCTTCAACGAAGACTTCAACGTCCTCTAAGGATCAACCATGCCTCTACAGATCCGTCGTGGAAACAACAACGATCGACTCGCGCTTACTCCCTTACAGGGCGAGCCGATCTTCGCCACCGACACCAAGAAGCTGTACATCGGCGACGGCACCACCGCCGGCGGCGTCGAGGTCGGCGGCGGCGGCGGAGTTCCACCGATCACTCAGGCATACGCAGTTACCGAAGGCTACGGTCTCGGCGATTTCCAAAGCTACATCCAAGGAGCTGCATACGTACGCCCCGTGACCTCTCAGACTTACGGGGCGTACGTTGATCGCGCCGGAGCTCTGGACGTTGGGCTTACCGCCACGGCTGTCGGTGGATTTGGAATCTCATCCACCAACACCGCCAGCCTCGGCGGCTTCACGCGCATCGACGGTATGAACTACCGATGCGCCGCTTCGCAGCAGTTGGTAAACACTGTCACTGCCGTGGTTCGTGTGCCTACCCTTCCTACAGCAGGAAACCCATTTGAAGTGGGTGTCTGCTTCGGAGATGGCGCCGACTTCCACTCTCAGGTCTCTGGGTACGGAGTTACAGGCATCGCGGTCTACATGACCAAGGATCTTTCCAACTGGACCGTTCGATACACAGGGGTTGATGCCGAGATGTCAACCATCAGTTACGTCGACTTCAGCACTGGTGTCCTCAAGAACGCGGCGTGGCGCACGATCCAGATCCTCACGCAATACAATGCGGGTGTGATTACCTACACCATCAAGATCGGTGGGGCAACGGTACACACCATTACGACCGTAACCCTAATGACCACCTACAACATCGACATGACCTCCTCTAGCTTCTTCGCGCCCCATGTCTGCATCCGTTCCGGCGGCAACGGTGGCGCAGGACGAGTCGAAGTCGATCATCTCAGCATCTTGACGGAGGTCACGCGATGAGTTGGTACGCATACGTCAACCTGACTGAGAACGTCGTTCTTTTTGTTCGGGAACACGATGTCCCCCCGACTCCGGCTCCGCACAAGATCGAGCTTCAGGCCGACGAGTTCCCGGACAAGGGCTGGACCTACGCGCCCGGTGAGACCCCCCGATTCAAGCCGCCCGTTGTTCCCCGCGTGTGGACTGCGTACCAGTTCCTGCTGCGGTTCACCGAGGCCGAGCTCCTTGGGATTCGCACGGCGGCGAACACGGACCCCATCACCTGGCGGTTCCTCACGCTGGCCACTGCCGCACAGGAGATCGTGAGCAACGATCCGCAGACCGTGGCCGGCATGGACTACCTCGTGTCCGCCGGTCTCCTCACCGAGCAGCGCAAGGGGGAGATCCTCGGATGACACCGGAGACGAAGCAATCCTCGCAACTGGTCGCCTCATGGGCACAGTTCGTCGCGATCTGCATCGGCATCGGGACCATCCTCCTCCACATGGGGAAGAAGGATCAGCAGCTCGAGACAACCACCGAGCAGGTCAAGGAGCTGAGCAGCATCGTCTCGGACTTGGCCAAGGCCCAGGTCGTGAGTACCATGAAAGACCAACAGACGGACGAAAGGTTGCGTGACCTTGCCGCCCGTCTTGACCGCCTCGAACGGAGCAAGCAATGAAGGGCAGCTGGAAGACCACCGCCGTCGGAATCCTCACCGCCATCGGCATCATCGCGACCCAGGTCTCGTACCTGCTTGACACCGATCCCGAGACCGTGTTCAACCTGCAGGCTGTGTTCGCTGCGCTTGGCGTGGCTGGCATCGGGTTCTTCGCCCGGGACAACAACGTGAGCAGCGAGGCAGTGGGGGCCAAGTGACCCAGGGTTACGACGACTGGTACTCGGAGAACTCCCCGTGCTCGAACGCATCGTCGCACAGATCACGATTGCCCTTATCTCGTGGCTGGACCGTCGAATCCAAGCTGGCAACAGTGCGGTTGATGCTGATCCTGACCGGGACACTCTTGCTCGTGGCGGTCAGCGCATTCGTGACTGGATGCAGCAGCAGGACCGTCTTCGTGCCGGAAGAGTCTCCGATGCGGACGGGACCCAACAGCGCGATCAAGGTGTACCACCGGATCAACGGTGAGTGGACCTTGTCCCAGAACCGGATCACGATTCCAGAAGGTTGGTACCTTGTTCCTCCAAGCTTCGTGAAGGAGTAGGAGGATGAGGTGGAGATCAACCGGAGCCGGGATGCGCGGGACCACATGGGCTTCCTCACGATGTGGGCCTACGACGCCCATCGCAAGAAGCGCTTCCCCCTCTGGGACAAGCACGAGATCCTGAGCGAAGCCTACCTCCATACCGACCGGCTCCTGGCCACGGTCTACGACCCATCCAAATCCACGGTCGTCACCTTCCTCAAGTCGTTCCTTTGGGGCGCCGTCCACTACAGCTACTGGACCTCGAACGGATTCCGGTTCACGTCGTCGGGACCTCGCTTGAAGATCCCCGTGACAACTGATACACTTTGTGAAGACATCTCGGTCGAGGTTCGGATGCACCGTCTGGAGATCCCCGACCTGACCGAGGAGGAATGGACCATCATACGTCTACGCCATGACGGGTACACCATGACCCGCATTGCATCGGTCCTCGGATTGAAGTCCCCGCAATCCGTGTACAACCGACTCGTCAAGATCAGGGACAAGTTCACAGGACAGGAACAAGATGCCACCCGAAACGACACCGCTCCCCCTCCCGACTGACCGTGCCAGAAGCGCCCGGCAGTACCTCGAGTCCGAAGGCCTCGTGCCCCGGATTCCCTCCATCCGCTCATCCGACTACAGCTCCGCCCTCTCCGATCCCTTCGGCTACTACATCCGCCGCCGGCTCGGCCTGATCCCCGCGCTCTCCTACTCCGAGGCCCTGTCGCGGGGCTCCTACTTCCACACCCTGTTCGCCCTCTACGACCGCGATGATCGCTGGCAGATCTTCAAGCGCCAGTGCTCTGCCCGCCTTGCCGAGATCAACAACATCTGCAAGGAGCTGCGGATCGCCGAATCCCACCGGGCCGACGCGATCCAGAACGAGCAGATCGACCAGGCCTACGCCTCCGCCTGGTACAACGCCTTCGAGAACCTGCCCTGCATCAACAACCAGAGCGCGCTCGACACCCTCTCCGACAACTTCGTCAAGCTCGGCGCCGAGGTCCGGCTCACGTGGATCGACGAGCGGTTCCCGAAGACCCGCCAGGTCGCGCAGTTCGACCTGCTCCTGCTCAACCGCAAGACCAACAAGCTCTGGATCGTGGACGCGAAGACGACCGCGTCACCCCCACTGATCCGGTTGTCGACGGTGAAGGAGGAGTTCCAGACCATGCATTACCTCCACGCCCTCGAGTGGTTCTTTGCCCGGGGTCTGCTTCACAAGCAGTACAACCTGGCACAGGACGTGCAGCTCGGCGGCATGATGCACATGGCCATTCTCAAGCCGTCGATCCAGTTCGGGCAGTCCGACCGCGACTTCCACTGGGAGTCCGACGGCAAGCGCACCGGCGTCTCCGGCCGCATCATGCGGTCCCCCGTCCACCTGCAGGAGTTCGGCGAGTACGTGATCAAGTGGACCAAGAACCAGCCCAGCCCGGAGCCGTGCTGCGGCACGATGGAAGAGTGCCTCAACGTGCTGCACCAGGTCACCGGCAAGAAGCCTGAGAAGATCTACCAGGGCGAACCGTCGCTCACGAACTACATGGCCAGGTGCATGCGCTGGTACCGGGGTGAACTTGAATACCTTGACAAGGCTCCGGATTTCGTGAACGACCCCCCGATCAATATTTCGTACACTCATTCGTCGGTGATGCTTGACAAGGATTGGCGCATCGACTACCTTTCCCGTGTTGCCATGATCTACAACCTGGCAACCCAAGAGGCGAACCCATGCAACTTCCTGAAGAACATCGACGCAATCCGGATGGGGTCGAAGCTGGCGAACTACAGCCCGTTCTACCTGACCGAGCCGAAGGACTGGCCGGCGCTGGTCCAGACGCAGCAGTTCCTCGTCGCCCATCGGGACGCGGGCGAACTGCCAAGCGAACCGGAACCGCACGAGTTCGACGGGATGATCGAGAGCCTCGAACCCGAACACCTCACGTGATGTTCGAGGACGAGTACGTCCGCCTCGTGATCAAGCCGAAGATCGACTTGGTCCTGGAGGACGGCGTCGAGTCCATCGGGGATCTCACCGCCAAGTTCAACAAGGTGTTCGAGTGCAAGGTGTCGAAGTCCCGCATCACCGAGTGGCTCAAGGCCATCGGCTACCGGGTGACCCGCACCGTGCAGATCGACCGGCCGAACATGAAGCGCCCGCCCGCGCCCGCGCCTGTGCCCGCGCAGCGCAGCGAGTACGACACGTTCGAGACCGTGCACCGCCAGCAGTCATTCAACTTCCCGGCACCTACGTCTGTCTTTAGCAACGTACGCATGCCGGGCTTCGAGGAGTAAGCCATGTCAGTCACGACAGCAGCAGGAAAGCTACCGCAGCAGCGGTACTCGGGCCTTGGATTCCAAGGCATCAAGATGGTCCATCCGCCGGAGAAGCTCTTCGGCCTGATCTGTGGGCTGCCCGGCGAGGGCAAGTCGCAGTTCATCCAGAGCCACCCGGACGCATGGGTGTGCAACATGGACTGCACGTCCACGCTCGGGGATCCCCAGGCATGCGTGTGGCCGGGCATCAACCCGCAGGGTCAGCCGATCGACGTGAATGGAGAGCCCCTCGTCCTCACGTGGGAAGCCATCCAGACGAAGATCGACCTGCTCTGCAACCTCGCCAAG